ACCTGGGGATTGGCGATGAATAGCTTTTTTGTAATTTTCTTTTTTTTAACTGGCGTATTTTTTTGGGGATTTGCCATTTACGTAATTATTAATATTTTATTGGAAAGATAATATGAAAGCTGAAACTAGAGTAGTTGACCCCAATGATTGTGTAGATTACCTATACGAATTTGCACCGGAATACGCTAAAGCCAAGGGTGAGTTGGCAGAGTTGGAAGCCTATAAATCCAGCTTAAAAGCCATCAAGATGAAGCAGTCAAGCGAACAAAGCCTAGGTGCCCAGGAACGTGAAGCTTATGCCAGTCAAGATTACCAAGACCTATGCAAAGCCATTGGTGCGGCCACGTACAAAACAGAAATGTGGAAGTACCGTTTAGAAAGTGCCAAGCTACGTTTTGAAGCGTGGCGTACCCAGGAAGCTAGTAACCGTAACCTTGAAAGGTTAACCAAATGAACAATGAACCAGTAGCGTGGATAGGTAAAGACGAATTGCAGTTTGGCTTTACTGACACAAGAGTTACAAATGAAAAAGAAAGTTGGGATGATATTCCACTCTACACCCATCCCAGCAAAGACTTAACAGATGAGGAAATTAAAGAATTATCTGAAAAACATTTAGACATGGATTGGCAAACAGGAGTAATTGATTTTGCTAGAGCAATACTAAAAAAGGCAAACAAATGAACCAACTAACTGAAGATTTTGAGGAATGGACACCGTTATTACTACATTTAGTGGAATGTAACAGACTAAAACAAAAAAACGAACAACTGCGTAATCAAATTAAACACCTGGAAAGCCAGGTTTACGGGGGAACAACTAAATGATTGACTATTCAACGCCATACCTTGCACTAAATAAGTTGATGAAAGATTTTCATGCCGCCACAATTAAGGGCGAATATGCAAAAGCATATGAAATAGCAGTAGATATAACTGACGTTTCCCAGCAATTAGAAGATATAGCTAAAGGACTGGCCAAAGCCTTTACTGATTAATGGCATTTACTGTTGTAGTGCCACAATCTGTCATTGATATAAGTGAACATTTTGTTGAAAACAACAATTTGGGCCATCGGCCGGATAATTCCAATGGTACAAAAGAACAACAAATGGTGGGTGTTATAGGTCAAAATATGATGGCTATGGCGTTAAATGAACCATTTATGAAACCATCAACCAGCCATGATGGGGGTGTAGATTTTGTAATTGGTGGCAAAAAGATTGACATAAAAACTATGGGCCGAACGGTAACGCCAACCCTTAAATACGTAAATAATTTAATAGCATCACAAACCAAGTTTGACGTTGATGCCTATGTGTTTTCTAGCCTAAATACTAGCAATAGCAAATTGACCATATGCGGCTGGCTACCAAAAGTAAGTTTTTTGTTTTTTGCAAAGTTTTATGAAAAAGGCACAATTCGTGAAAGAACTAATAGCACGTCTTTTGAATTAAAAGCAGATACTTATGAAATTGAAAACGAAGATTTAATGCACCAGGTTTATAACTGGAACGATTTATTCGCAAGTATTAGCAAATATGACAAAAAAAGAAATTGAACATTACGGCAAACTGGCCCGGCTGGGGTGCATATTGTGCCAACAGAATGGAATTAATGACACCGATACGCCCGTGGAAATCCATCATATACGCAGACATGGCCAGCCTAGAAAAACCGCCAAAACTATACCCTTGTGTATGTGGCACCACCGTCTTGGAAATACCAGCGTTCATTCCCTTGGCCACCGTGGATTCCAAAAATACTGGGGTTGGAGTGAAGAAGATTTGCACGAAAAAGTTGAAGAAATCTTAAATGACAATAATTAAATTACCTTATCCACCCAGCGTTAATACATATTGGCGCAACTTTAGGGGTAATACTGTTTTAAGCCAGGCCGGCCGGGAATTTAAACAAGCGGTATGGGCTTGTGTTCTTGAACAAAAAATACCCAAATTTGGCGATAAACGGCTAGAGGTGACGTTGTGGCTATATCCACGGTCAAAGGTAGTAACTGATCTTGATAACCGCCTAAAGGCCGTTTTAGATGGTTTAGAAGATGCCGGTGTTTATGACAATGATGGGCAAATTGACATACTAATGATTCAACGTGGCGCAATCCGTAAAGGCGGCGGCGTTGATGTATTGATTGAAGTGATTTAAAATTAACTATGGCAGATGATTACGAACTAGGCACCGTTGGTCCTATTCCAACCGTAAACCCCAACGTAGCAAAAATTGGGGAAATGCTAAAGATCGCTAAAAATTATGCTGATCAATATTACGTTAAAGAAAACGTTCCATTAATTGGTGGAACTACTTTAGGTGAATTTATTTTAGGAAAAGCCCCGGAAGAAATAGAACGTTGGGGCCAGGGTGATTACCCCGTGCGAAACCCTAGTGAAGTAGTTAAAACTGGTGGAAACCGTGCTGATATATGGAAAACAGGACGTTTTGAACCTACTTTTGACGTAGCTACCAATGTTGCATTGCCATTAGTTGGTGCCGCTAAAGCTACTAAAGGTATGCCAGTTGGTGCAAGTATCATGGGGCCTGAATCTGCCCTATGGAAACCTGAAATGGCGTTCCAGGCTGGAAAAATGGAAGCTAAAGGTGTTCCAGCGGAAAAGATATTGGAAGATACCGGCATGGTCCGGGGATTGGATAACCAATGGCGCATGGAATTAAGCGATAGATTTTCTAAAATGAAGCAACAAGGTGTATCTTTTGGTGAACAATATAGAGCCGCTAAAGAAGTTGATCCATTGCAAGTGCATTTAATCAAAGCTGAAGAAGCTAAATATGGCCGTAGCCCACCAAAACTGCATGAAATGACTGATGCAGAAAGAAATGATTACGATATATTTAGGATGCAAAAAATAGAAGAACATGGGCGTTTAAGCAATGCACCGGTAACAGTAAAAGACGTATTAGATCACCCTGAACTATTAAAAGCTTATCCGCATTTAGGCGATATTAAAGTTGAAGTTGGTAGCGGTCATGGTGGCCAACGTGGTAGTTATAACCATGGCAAAAACACTATTACATTGTCAGAATCATTAAGACCGGAAGAAGCACGTTCTACTATGTTGCATGAATTAACCCATGCAATACAAGCTAAAGAAAGTTTTAATAGGGGTGGTAATCCTGATCAATTTACGCATCAATCTTTAGCGCAAGAACTAAAGAAAACTTTACAAGCACGTGACATATTTGATAGAATGAAAGCTGGTAATCCGGATTTAACGGATGAACAAGCAATAGAAAAAATTAAAAAGTTGTACGAAACTTCACCTGAAATGCACAGGCCAACAGATTTTACTTACGAACATATTGCAGATAGAAGTTATTGGCCAAAAGAAATGGCTACAAAAATAGTTCAAGATTATGGTTTGGGTGGTAATCGGGCTTTTCCATATACAAAAGAAGAAATGTATAAAAACCTGGCTGGTGAAGCGGAAGCTAGGATGGTACAGAACAGATTAGATTTATCGCCGGAAGAATTACGCCAGCATTATCCATACCAATATGCACCTGAAAAGCATGGTTTAGATATTCATCCGGACGTAGCTAACGTAATTAGCGATAACGGCCAATTAATAAATCAACCATCACAAAGTTTAGACATAAAAGGATTTAAAGATGAAGGAAATTACAGAAGGGTGGGAGAACCACAATCAAATCTTGAAAGATTTGGGATTACCGGGGCAAATGACCAAGGAAGAATACAAGGCGGAATTATTGAGGACACCGCTAGAATCACACGAAGAAGCGATCCGGCTGAACTTGCGGCACAAACCGAACTCATCAACGCCAACTTAAACAATCCAAAATTCAACAAAGCTTTAGCATTAGCGCAAAAGCATAACCCTGATTTTGATATACAAGCTATTAACAATATGCCGGAATCATCTATTCAGAAGCAACATTCAATTGCTAAAGCTTATGATTTGTTGACTAAAGAAGAAGTTTCGCCACAACTCAAAGATGCCATATTTGCTGATTACCAGGCTAAACACCCGGAATTGATGAAAAAAGAAGGTATTACTAGCTATGATGACCTAGTAGCAAAATCCTATGGCCAATTAAGAAAAGAAGTTGACCAGCAATTTGATGACATGGTTAAGGGTGGCATGAAATTGTCGTATCACCAGGGTGATGCCAATTACCTAAATTCAAAAGAAATGCTACAAGATGCTTTGGTAAACCAGCATTTATATACATTTCGGGGCGGTGACGTTCATCCTTTACTAAATGAATTTGATCCGCACTATGGATTAAACAGTAATGAAAAGTTTAGAGCCGTCCATGATTATTTGGGCCACGGCACCACCGGTTCAGAGTTTGGCCGTAAAGGTGAAGAACTTGCATATGGTGCCCATTCCCAAACATTAAGCCCTTTAGCCAGGATAGCGGCCGCCGCTGAAACCAGGGGCCAAAACAGTTTTGTTAACTATTCCGGTAAAAATGCTGACCTTATTGAAAAAATGAGTTCATTGCGTTTGCAAAAGAATAAAGCTATTCGTGAAGGCGAAAGCCCTGAAAAGTATGATCAAGCATTGCGTGACCTGGGCGGCCAATGGGAATACGCTAAACAACAAGGCGTAGCTTTACCACCTGAAATGCTTGAACCTGGCTATAAAGGCAATATGCCTGAATACATCAAAGCTAATTTATATCCTGAACACGGTATAAGCCACAAAGGCTACCATTATTCAAACAAAACAGACCTTGAAGAAACTGATCCAACCAAATACGGTTATGGAATTCGGGGCGCAGAAGCTAAAAGATTGGCCCTTCCAGGATCAATTAAGGAACGTACCTATTTTTATAATGAACCAGGGATGCGTGAACCAGGATTAGGTAAAAGCCAATACGAAGCTGATTTAAACAATTTTTACGATACTGAAAATGATCCAGCCGGCATTATTAAAATGGCAACTGTTTATAACCGTGATAAACATGGAAATTTGGACGTAGCCGGTAAATCCAATGATATGGAACGCATGATGCGTGAAGCTGGTTACGAAGGGTACTTTAATCAAAAAGGTGTGGGTATATCTTTTGAACCACAAAAGGTTCGTGAATATTCACGGGAATAGTTGACAAGGTAGTAAAATAGCGGAAAATGTAGTTTGTAATTCCCCATCACATAGGAGAACTTAACATGGGCAAAATGGATTCAATGAAGGGTACTAAAGGCGCATCAGGCGAAACAATGCCTAAAGGTGTAGATTCATCTGATACTACTGGTGAACGCATGGGTAAAATCGTTGGCGGCGTAGCAATGGGCAAAGAAGATATGACTGGTAAAGACGGTTTATTCAATACTGGCCGTACTGCTGGTGTTTGCTATACACATACACGTGATGCTTACAAATCTGAAGATAAAGACGATTAATTATGACTACTTTCAACGTTGATTTAAACCCTAAAAAATCCACTATGGATTTGGGTGAAATGTTGAAATTGGATGAAGCACGGGCAAAAAACAAGCTTTATAAAGATGCCGTTACCGCTAAATCCCAGTCTAAAACGTTAACACCAGGCGCAGATGCTACTTTATTAAAAAGCAGTATTGATGATGTTGGTGTTCCGTTTAAATTTGGCAATAATTACCAATCAGAAGAATAAAGCGAAAAGCCCTAGCACGTGAAGGTAAACTAGGGCCTTTCTAACCAAATACAACCAATCGGAGTAGTTGCAATGGCTGATGTAGATTTTATCTTAAAACCCCTGGGTGACAAAATAGTTGTTCGCCCGGATAAACGCATTTTGAGTTCCGTCATCATTGTTCAAAACAAAGAGGTGGATAACATGGGCACGGTAATAGCCGTAGGACCTGGTAAGAAGGTCAATGGCCGCCGGGAAGCTATGCCAGTAGAAGTAGGCCAATACGTCAGATTTGGCACTATGGGCAAAGAATCCAATGAAGAATACCTAAAATATCAAGAATACTTTACTAACGGTGAACGTTATCTGATAATGTCATGGCAAGACGTATGTTTCGTACAGGACCAACCATGACAGACCAAACAGTAATGGCAATAGTTTTAACTGCTTTTGCGGTAATGATTATGTGCTGGGCTTACTACAATTATTCAGTAAGACAAAACCAAAAACGTATTTGGCCACAATTTCCTATTGAAAAACCAAAACCCCGGCCCCAAGTTAAAAAGGCCACAACACGAAAGACCACTATGCCATTAAAGAAATCCACAAGTGCTAAAGCATTTAAAGAAAATATTAAAGCTGAAGTAGGTGCCGGCAAGCCCGTCAAGCAAGCCGTAGCTATTGCTTATAGCGAAAAGCGTGAAGCGGCAAAGAAAACAACAACGAAAGGTAAAAAATGATTATCAATTTTGGCGATTTAACTATTCAAGAAGCCCAAGTAGTATTAGCGGCCCTTAAAAAGCTTCCAATGGAAGTAGTAGAGGTATTACATAACAGATTGTTAGCAGTAGCTAATGAACAATTCTTGGCCCAGCAACCACAAGTAAACCCTGACGATATTACAATCGTTAAAAAGGCTGAAGAAGCGGAAACCGCATAATGACTACTCCAAACGTATATCTGCCATACCCTATTCCACAAACAACAAGTGAATTGGAAGCGGATATTAACGCCCTAGTAAGCCAACCTGGAGTACCAACTGAACTTACTAATGGCGTATATGCGGTAGAAGAAAGCCCAACAACCCAGGCTGATATAGATGCGGCAGAAGCTAATAGCGATTCAACATTAGATGAGTGAAGAACAAAAGAACCCAGTAGGCCGTCCAACTGAATATGATCCTATCTATTGCGATAAGGTCATTGAACTTGGTTTGCTGGGTAAATCTTTTGAACAAATGTCAGCGCAACTCAATGTTTCATATAGAACTTTATGTAGATGGCGTGATTCCCATGAAGAATTTTGTCATGCCTTGGAAGATGCCCAAGCTTTAAGCCAGGCGTGGTGGGAAGATCAAGCCCAATCCCATATGCTTGAATACAAGGATGGGGAACGATTGAACCCTAGTTTATGGTCACGTTCAATGGCGGCACGTTTTCCTGGTAAGTATTCTGAACGGGTAAAGCAAGAAATTAGCGGCCCTGGTGGAACTGCATTAAAAACAGGGTTTACGTTGGAATTTATAGAATCAAGCAATGGCAACGATTCAGGAAGCTAAAGCTAAAGCACGGTTCCCGGCAAAGCTTAAATGTTTATTTGAACCAGCCAAAGCACGTTACAGGGTTCTTTATGGTGGGCGTGGTGGTTCCAAGTCTTGGAATATAGCCAGGGCATTGCTATTAAAGGGATGTGAACAACCAATCAGGGTACTATGCGCCCGTGAATACCAAACCAGTATTAAAGATTCTGTTCATAAATTGCTATGTGACCAAATCTATAACCTAGAAATAGAAGCCCATTACGAAATCACAGAACGTACCATTCGTGGCATAAACGGTACTGAATTTATATTTGTAGGCGTAAAAAACAATACCAATAACGTTAAATCTATTGAAGGTATTGATATTTGCTGGGTAGAAGAAGCCCAATCTGTAAGCCCTAATAGCTGGAATGTGCTGGTACCAACCATTCGTAAAGCTGATTCTGAAATATGGATTAGCTTTAACCCTGAACTTCCAACTGATGAAACCTGGAAACGGTTTGTTATTAGCCCACCGGAAAACGCAGTAGTTCAGAAGATCAATTGGTCAGATAATCCTTGGTTCCCTGAAGTATTAGATTTAGAACGCCGTGCCCTTCAGGGTAGGGATATGGAAGCCTATAACAACGTATGGGAAGGAATTCCCCGTCAGACGGTCAATGGTGCCATATTTGCTAAAGAAGTCACTATGGCCGAATTAGAAGGCCGTATATGCAATGTGCCCTATGATCAAACCAAAAGCGTTCATGCAATTTTCGATTTGGGTTGGGCAGATCAAACGGCCGTGTGGCTACTGCAATTTGTAGGCCAGGAAACCAGGCTAATACGTTATTTTGAAGATAGCCAGCAAACCATGAGTTACTACATGGCCAAGCTTCAATCGTTTGGCTATATGTATGACACGATATGGCTACCGCACGATGCTAAAGCTAAATCTTTAGGAACCGGCAAATCCATTGAAGAAATAGTACGGGCCACCGGCATGAAGGTACAAATCCTTGACCGGGTGCCAGTTGCAGATAGTATTAATGCCGCTAGAACCATATTCAATAAATGCTATTTCGATAGGCAAAATACTGAAGAAGGCTTACAATGTTTAAGACATTACCGGTATGACGTTGACCCTGACACGAAAATGTTTAGTGCCAAGCCACTACATGATGAATATTCGCACGGGGCCGATGCGTTCCGATACATTGGTTTAATGATAAACGAGCCGAAAAAAGCCCAAGTTCAAAAGTCTTATAGGGCACCGGTAGGCTGGATGGGATAAATATGGCTAGTTATTACGAAGATGAAGTTGATTATGGTGATTTAGATGGTGATCCCCGTATTTCAGAAGCAATTGAATTTCTACGCCAAGCCGCTGAAGCAGACACAACTAACAGGGCAGAAGCCCTTGATGACGTAAAGTTTGCCGCTGGTGATCAATGGCCAGTAGAAATCCAAAATAGCCGTACCCTAGAAGCCAGGCCTTGCTTAACCATCAATAAAGTTGATGCGTATGTAAGGCAAATTTGCAATCAACAACGTCAGCAACGCCCACGTATTAAGTGCCAGGGTATGAATAATGAAACTGATGAAAAGATGGCACAAATCATTACGGGGATATGCCGTCATGTTGAAGTCAATTCAAATGCTGATCATGCGTATGACACGGCGTTTGATTTTGCCGTTCGTATGGGTTGGGGTTATTGGCGTGTTACTACTGATTATGTACGTCCTGATTCTTTTGATCAGGAAATTTATATTAAGCCAATTGATAATCCATTCACCGTTTACTTTGACCCTAATTCAGTAGCACCGGACGGTTCTGATGCTGAAAAATGCCTGGTTACAGTAGTAATGGCTAAAGAAAACTTTAGAAAGATGTACCCTGATGCCGATGATGGTGGAAGCTTTTCTGCCCGTGGTACCGGTGATAGCAATACAGAATGGGTAACAAAGCACGATATTCGTATTGCAGAATACTTTTATACCCGTATTGAAAGCACCCATTTAGTTTTATTGTCAGATGGCACAACTGCATATGAAGATGAATTGCCAAGCATTGAAGTAATGGATGGTGCTGGTGTATATGAAGTAAGCCGCCGTAAAACCTTTAGAAAATCCATTAAATGGTGCAAAGTTACTGCTATGCAAGTGCTTGAAGAAGGTACTTGGGCTGGCAAATACATTCCAATTGTGCCAACTTATGGCCAACAATGTATTGTGGATAACAAGCGTAAGAAGTTTGGCCTGGTTCGCATGGCTAAAGACCCACAACGTATGTATAACTTTTGGCAGACTTCAATGACTGAATCTGTTGCCCTGGCACCAAGGGCTAAATGGATTATGGCTGAAGGTCAAGATGAAGGTCATGAAGCAGAATGGGCCGGCGCAAACAATACGTCTTATGCGTATTTGCGTTACAAAATGACTGATATTAATGGACAGGCGGCACCGCCCCCAATTCGTCAGGTACCGGAACAACCACCAGCCGCAATTATGGCCGCATCACAATCAATCACCCAGGATTTGCAAGCCGTAGTAGGTATTTTT